GTACGTCTGCTGTGCGGGTTAAGGCTGTGGTGGTTGTCGGTATGTAAGATGAAGATGTAATACCTAACTCTATCTGCGCCCCCCATATAATAACGGTTTCTGTTGTCGCATAATTGGGCTGTGGGGTATCTGCATCGTTTGTTAAAATTACTCGTAGATTACTTGATATATCAACAAATGATCCCGTCACTGTTACCCTGTAAAAACTTCCATATTGGGTAATAGACCGATTTACAAATACCGCTGTTCCGGTTGTGTTCGCTGTATTTACAAATGACATTGTTGTTGTGTCAACTATACAATGATACCCATTGGTAGAATTTGAAAGACATTGAACGGTTACATACCTACACGTACCTGCTTTTATAAATACGCTAACGGTATAAACACTATTTGTTACAGTTGAAACTGATTGTCGTACACGTTGTAATTCTGCGTTACCTGTTCCCGTCATTAAAGTGGCATTGGAACTAGCATCAGGAGCAATTTGGTTCTTGTTTAATGTGGGTGTTGTTACCCAGTTTGCGCCACCACTCACTATGTTTTCAGACTGCAACAATAAATTAGTCCGCGCTTCCTCGGACAATAAAGTAATCGGTAACGGGATTGCACTCCCATCATTAAGCACATTACTACACATACCTTGACTAATACGCCTTCCGTTTGTAAAACGTGGCTCTCCTGTAGCGCAAACCGTCAAAATAGGCAAATCACCCGCGACCGCTGTAGGCGCATACGCCATGACTGTCCCTGTAGTAGTCCGTCCCCATGTTAGTGAGGCAGGAATAGCAGGCAAGGCTTGGGGGTTTATGTCTAGCGAGACTTTAGGGTTGCCGCCTAGCAATACGACGCTTTTATTGGGCAACATGGTTACATCGCCATTGCAAACAGCGTTGTTGTTTTAACCGCCGAAGCGGTCGGCTGGTAAGCCGCATTAGTAACGTGATAGCACCATAAGTCGGCTGTTGTTAATGGAAAGTCACCATCCAGTCCGGTTTGTTGTATGTACAATGTTGAACCGTTATCAATCGGTGCTCCTAAATCTACGAAACCCAGATAATAAGGCCGGTCGGCTTCTGTCAAATCCCAGGCGGCATTGTCGCCAAATGCGGAGGGCGGAGTTGCGCTGTATAAATGCAATCTGAATCCCCATGTGCCTGCTGTTATTGTAGGAACTTGAGTAACATCAATTCTATGGCGTGTGCCTGTGATGCGGATAACCTTTCCGGCAGGCCCGATTGCTGTCAGCTTAACCGCTGCTGTTGATCCTGTCGCCGTGCCGATCACGTCACCGACTGCATAGGCGTTGGTATCATTGGGTCGTGTCGTGGAAACAGTAACGGGGACGGTGCCGCTTTTAACGGTCACGGAATCCGTCGTGCCGGGCGTGGTCTGGTCAATGCCGACTTTGCCGATTAGATTGGTGCCAGCGGCAAGAATGATGCCGGTTAGCAAATCTTTAAGCCGCGCCAAGAGCGTATTGGCGGTTGGGCTTGCCGTGACCGCGCCGGTTGCGGTTTGCAGGGCTTCAACAGCGGTTTTAACGGAAAGTTGCGTGGCTTCTTTGCTGGCTGTTGCATCTCCGGTTTCTGATATAACGATGACTTCAAGACGGCCATCGTCATCACAACGGGCTTTGCGTGAATTAGTTCCTGCTACTGTTTTCGACGTTTTTAATTCTAGTTCCATGATGCCATCTCTCAATTTTCAATATCATCATGATGATGATGTTCATCCAAATCTTGCATAAGTTTTAATTCAATCCTGCGTTCTACCAGGAATAAAAACCGGGTTGCCATGTGGCCGCCTATGCCTGCCGCTGCTGCGCATAGTCCTAACGGCTGGTTCATCGAATCAATCAACATAAATAAGCCGACGCCGACAAAGCCGCTGGTAAACAATTCGCCGAATAATTCAAAAATACTAAATTGCCCGGCTTTATATTTTTTACTTTGTCCGAGCCAATTTATCAGCCCGCCGGATAGAGCCATCGTGAGTGCGATAACCCACGTAAGGGCGGGCCACGTTGTTGGGTCTGAATCTGGCATCAGACAATAATCCAGTTTGCGCCATCCGAAATAACCGTCAAAAGCGCATAGGGCGTGGCTAATGTTCCGGGCGTTGTCCCGTTGATCGTTTGCGATGAGGTCGTTGCAATGGTCACGGTATTTACGCCGACATTTACAATCGTATAACGGTTGTGATTGCCGATAGCCGTGGGGAGCGTCAAAGTCGTCGTTCCACTGACCAAATAAATTGTTGGTTTTGCGCCGTCAGCCGCCGCCGTGGTATCCCCTGAAACTGAATAAACGACTTGCGTGGTGTCTACCGTTGCCGACGGTGCCAAAACAACCGACGTGTAACCTGTGATGATATTGCCGGTTTTAACCTGTTTCTGTGCGATATAAACGCATTTGCCCGCGCTGGTATAGGTTTCATTAATGGCCCAAGTCAACTGCATGGAAATTCCGTATTCCAGAATCGGGAAGCCGGTCATTGCAAACGTGGCAGGATCTTCGGCTTGCGCCAGGGCTAACGAGGTAAAACTTCCACGGCCTGCAATCCAGCAATAACCTAGTCCGTCATTAACCGCATCGGTCTGAACAAGATAGCTATTAAACCAGCGGGCATTGCCGCCTGGCCCGCCGCTGCCATCAGTAAGTGTGCCGTTTAGGTCATACTGAATAAAGCCGGTTCCGGCATTGTAACTAAACGGCATGGATGATTTTTTCCAGGCCCAAGTGCTTGCCGCTGTGCGGTATAAAATCGCGTAATCCGTGGCTGTGTAAGGGCTTCCGGTTGGTGTCAGTGCGGCATTGGCAATGTAGAGCGTTTCATCGAATACCGCGCCCAGTGATAAGGTAGGTCGTTTGGAAACCAGATTATCAGAACTGGGTGTCAGTGTCGTAATCGTCGGAATAACGCTTAACTGGGTGCCTTCGGTAAAATGATGTGAGCGATGATACCCGCGCGTAATGTCGCACGGGTGCCGTTCATCGCATAAAATATATTTGGGCGTTAAGGCATTGTTAAAGGTAATCGACGCCACCATGACTTTGGTATCTGCCAAATTCCAGGGCGTTGTGCTTTGTATTAACGTACCATCGGTGGAATCGATGTATATATAATATTTTGTTGCCGTGGGCGGTGTGCCGGGTAGCGTGACCGTTTTTGCGCCGGTAATCGTGTGCTTTATACCGGAGCGGTAATAACTGAAGCTTGCTGCGAGAACGCCTAACGTGAAAACAAAGGTTGTGTCATTGAACGCAAGCGAGGTTTCAACCGTCGGCATAAAGCCGAAAATGTTTTCATCGATTGCCAAAGAAGCAGCATCGCCGGTATCGCCTTTGTCGCCAGTATCGCCTTTGTCGCCTTTGGCACCGGTTGCGCCGGTGGGGCTTAACGCGATTTTGCAGGTAGTGTCACTGTCGGCAGCGGCTTCGGCGGCATAACCAATAAACAGCAAGCCTTCATCACTGATGCCTTCTATCAACTTATTGACGGTATTCCAGTAAACCTGTTGCCAGGCGGTTAACGCGCCGGAGTCTTTCGGGAGTAAATAAACCCCATCCAGACCTACCGGCCCCGTGGCATTATCCGCTATCGTAGCCAGAGCAATTCCGAGTTGATAGTTGTTTAAAACCACAACATCGCCGCTGGCAATGCTTTCACCCGTAAGGTTCAGGTAATCAACACAATTGCCGGGTTGAATATAATTTCTGGCCATGAAGGCAGGCTCCCGTTGGTTTTGTTAAGCGATCGTTGACGCAATTACAACCCAGGCCGCTCCGGTTGACACGAATAACGCCTGGTCGGCGTCGGCATCAATCGTTGCCAGCGTTGCGCCGCCGGCAATGGTTTCAGATCCGGCAGGATCAATGGTTAACGCATACGCGCCGCCTGATAGTTTTTTGACAAACAATTCAGTGCCGGTCGGGATTAATGTCACACTGGGCAGGTTAAGCGTTTGTGCAGCGGTATTGGTTGCCAGTACGGTTAACCGTCCACCACTGAAATCAGCGGCGGTTAACGTGACCGCGCCGGTGGCGGGCAGGGTTAATGCTCTTGGGCCTTCTTCTGCGAATTGTTCCAGAACGACTTTAACAGTGGTAGCGCCGGTTAATTCGGCTTCAGCCGCATAACCGATAAATACGCCATTCGCCACCGGGGCGTTGTAGACGAGTTTCGCGGTGGTTGACCACCAGAGTTTTTGCCAGGCGACGACCACACCGGCGGCTTTGGCCAGCTCGAAGATGCCTTCGACCATGACCGCGCCGACGCCACTGATGGCAATATCGACCAGAGCAATGCCGCAGCCATAAGATCCCAAAACCACGACATCATCGGCCGCTATAGCAGGTGTGGTGTTGGTGAAGTCAACGACTTCGCCTTTTTGTATATAACTAATAGCCATTTGTTGATCCTCTAAATTTTTTAAACGTGTGTAACAGGGTTACAAACCCCGTTACGCGTTGTATGTAGGGACAGGTTCCGACCTGTCCATACGGCGCGTAATGTTTCTATTTATTAACCGGTTCCGGCATTTTTGACCGCACCTTTAAAATCCATCGCAGCTACACCGTAATCCAGCCGCACTTTCCAGCGCATACCATCTACATCAAAGCCTAATTCATTTTCGAGGTAAGGCTCTTGTTCGCCATTAAGGAAGGCGACTTCGATGACCGTTGCTTCATTAGCATCTGCGAACATATACCATTCTGTTCCACTGATTCGCGGGGTATCAATAATTTCTTGAAACAAACCGGCAACCTTGTTGGGCTTTTGCAATTTATTGGCGGTATCAGGATCATAAACCGCGCCATTAACAACACGGGCATTGCCGCCCTGAGCCATACCGCCAAGCCATATTTTGGGCACTAAATCACAATAATCATTACCGCTAATATCCATTTGCAACGCCATTTGTATTCGGGCGGCGTCCAAACTGTCTACTGTTACAACGGCGGCGGTGCCTGCCAGATTGCCATGATCGGATGAAAATAAACGAAAACCATCGGCCATTGTCGGATTTGCAGCCAACAAGGCATAAACATCGGATTCAATCGTTCGTTTGGCTGCACGTGCCAACATTTGCGATAAACCAATGAATGCACTTAAATCATCATTAATGATAGTTTGACGACTGATATTGATCGTATTGCCTTTGGTTGTTGCGGTAATGCTGGCTTTTTCGCCATCAGGAATTGATTTGTTTTTAAACTCTGATAATTCGCTGAGTGTTTCCAGATTGCCAAAACTTCCGGTGCGATAACGGTTATGCGCCCTGAAATCTGTTACTGAGCCGATTTTGCAAAAACGTGACCAGGTATCCGGTGCGGTGCCATAGGCTGCTAACAAGGTTTTGTGCATGGCCGATTCTAGCAATACGGGAAAATCACTGGTTGATGAAGTGAAAGCACGTCGTACCATTTCGCGTTCATCAATGCCGCGTGAAATAATATTACTTCGATCAAGACAGAGTTTTGCTATTTCAGTTAAACGCATACCGCGCATTTCGTTGCCGGCATCCATTTTTTCAACACCGCCACGGGCACAAATGGCATTAACGCCTTGCAGGATAAATTTGTCTTTTTCGTCGGTGGTGACTGACGCATCGCCGCGCGTGGTTTCGGCATCCACCAGTTTGCCCCATTTTTCAAGCATAGCGTTTTTGGCGTCGGTTAAACTGATACCGCGCTCGACTAAATCATTCACCATGCCTTCTTCAACACGGGCTAATTTGCCGAAGCTGCGTATGCCTGAAATGCGTTCGCGTTCCAGTTTGGTAATGTCGGCGGCGTTTAAGGTTTGGGGTTGGGGTTCACGGGCTTGATCAGTCTGAACAGCGGTCGCCGCTCTGGTTTGATCAGCCGTTGGTTCAGCTATTTCAGCCATGATATTTTCCTCAGGTGGGTTAATAATAATTACTGCTTGATTGTCGTTGTCACTGCGCACTTGCGCACCGGCATCGGCGGGGATAGGTACGATGGATATTTCCATCGGTGTCCAATCTATTGCTCTATAAATGGGTAATTCGTCTTTGCGTTCGTCCAGTTTTTCCAGTTTGTTGACGCGATAACCTACGCTGATATTGCGTAAAATCCCGTCTTTGACTTCATCCATGATGGGCTTTACATCATCACGCTTGCTAAAACGCACAACCGCGCGGCCTTCATTACCGGCAAGCCAGGCGCGTTCAACCACGCCTATTACATCGCCTAAACCAGCGTATTCATGGTTAGGCAATAACGGTGCCCCGGCATTAAGGCGTTCAAGGCGTACGTGTTCAGGGCGCATACTAAGTTCTTCAATCCAGACTTTATCTGACCAGAAATCCGTCTTGCGGACTTGTGCGCCGGTTGACCAGGTGACTTCAACAGTGCGGGCGTCTTCCTTAAAGGTTGACGGCACAAATTCGGCACGGGTCTGAAGTTTAGGGAGTTGCAGGTTTTGCATTTGTTTTTCCTTTGGCAGGCGTATTAACGCTGGCTGTCGGCGAGGTTGACGGGATGCCGGAGCCTTTACGCGGGTCACTGTCCAGCGTTATATTGAGTTCATCAAGCCGCGCATTATCGGCGGCCATTTCAGTCAGCAGTTGTTCGGGGTCATAACCTTGTTCACGGATGGCTTCGGATTGAGTCATCAGGCCGGATCTTATCGCGTCTTTAATCGCCGGGATCTCACGGATGGGATCAACCATCAGCCGGGCCGGCGGTGTCCATTCAGTCGTAACGCCGGGGAGGGTAGCGAATTCCAGAAACCAGCGGGCGACGCCGTTGCACAGTTTCGGGATAATCAAATTCCATCGCCAGGCGTCGATACTTCGGCCAAATTCTTGCCAGCCCATTCGTGCTGAAGAAAAATTGACTTGGGACAGATCACCTGTGAGTGATTCGTAGGTGATTCCCAAGCCAGCGCTGACCGCTTTCAAGTGTGCAAGGTTGAACGGGCCATAGTCATCCGCTTTGGGCGGGTCTGAAAAATTGACAGAGCGGCCATTTTTTAAAACATACATAGATCCGGGTGTTAGTTCGGTCACGTCCGAATATTCTTCTTCCGCTTCATTCGGGTCATCGGTATAGATAAACGCGGCAAACAGGTTGGCCAGTTTTTGCCGGTTTAAATAAGCATCGTCGTAAATGTCCAATTCACGTAAACGAATCATGACAGGAGCCAGCCACGGCACGCCGCGCTCTTGTCCGGGCCGGTCAATCCTGAATACGTGGATTATTTCGGCAGCGGGGACACGGGTAAAACCTGCATTGTAAGTGCTGTAGAATTGGCCGAGTGAACCGGGATGGGCTTTGTACAGATAGTAAGCAACACGGCGACCGAGAAAATCGTACTCAATACCACGCTGAATGTAATTACCGTTACCAGTCGGGCCATCATTGAATTCATAAAAATAATCCGGTTCCATCACCTGTAATTGCAGATTGACGGCCAGGCCGTCAGCCGGTGCGCCGTAACGGGGCCGGGCACGGATTAAACATTCGCCGGATTCGGCGACCGCACGCATGACGGTTTGTTGAATGCCGTAAAAGTTCTGCATCCCGGTGGCATCACATTGTTCGGTTTCTGCCCATTGTTTCCAAAGATCCTGAGCCGTTTTTGCATTGCGTTTGGTCGAGCCTTGAAACTGTGCGCGTATGCCGTAACCGACAACATTGTTGACGATGACAGAAATGCCTTTGGCGGCCCAAGGGTTGTTTCTAACCAGATCACGGGAGCGGTTGCGGATGATTGAGGGGTTGGAAATAGCGGAGGTGGCATCGGTGCCGGGGGTGTACCAGTTTTTTGTGCGGGTCGATTGGCTAGCGGCCTCATAGCGGCGCTTTTGCAAATTGATGATATTGTTCTTACTCACAAGCCCTTTCCGGTAGGGAGCACAATAAACCGCGAGCGGTTGGTGGCCGGTGTGGCAATGCCCAATTCCGAGCGCATCGAATCACGCAAGCGAATCATTTCGGCATAAGAGTTGTAAGTGATGCTGCGGTCACCATAACGCACCGACAAAGCGCCTTGCGCGATTGCCGTTTCCAGTTCGGTGAGTTGCTCGGTTGTAAATGCCATGGGTGGCGATTGTTTCAAAACTTTGGCGCAAAAAACAGGCAAAATTTGGGAACTTTTTAAAATACCGCGAAAATTGCCCGTGGCGGGGCGATTTAGGGTTGGGCAATACCTTGGCATAGGTTAAATTGTCCAATTTTTAGACAATCTAACAAAAGTCTTTTTTTATCAGAATTTTAGGCGGGGAAAATGAGGGGTTTTTGGGGAGTTATCCACTTGAACTGTGGATAAGTTTTTTATTCAGATTTTGATTCGTTTTTCTTTAACCAATCAACCAAAATCCCTTTGACCAGTGCTGATAAACTTCCTTCTCTTGATTCTGCTACTTCCGTTAATCTTCGCTTTAAGTCAGCACTGCATTTTATTGTCATGACCGCGCGGCTATTTTCTTTGGGTATTTTATTAATCATTATCTAATTATAGGTCAATTAATATTGAAACATTGATACTAAGTATATACAGAATATCATTGATAATTAAATCTATATTTGTAACAACTAAACAAAGGTTATAAATAAGAAGACAAAATTTATATAAAAGTTTGCAAAAGTTAAATATAGGTTATACTTTGTATAACCAAAGTATATTTACAAAGCATACCTACTGTGTCCTTTATAAATACTCTTTCGGAGTATTTTAGCTGCCTTGCTATACAAGGCATTAAAGAGAAATAACATGTCACAATTTGATATTAAACAAGTTTTTAGCAATGAACCACGGCCTAAAAAGCTACGGGATATGATTGTAGAATTATGCCTGAGCGATAATGTCTGGGAAGAAATGGAGAAGTATTTATTACCGCCCGGCATTGAAGGATCAAAGCAATTTGATCATGCGCAGACTGTAAATGTGCTCCGTAAATATGACTTTAACGGCTATCTCGAAAACTATAACGGCAGAGCTATCTGGATCGAATTATCCAAGGCACTTCCGTATATCGGTTTTAAGATGCAGCATGGCCGTGTCACCGGCCTGCTGGATCATAAACCGAAAGAGGATGATATTGCAGAGGAGCCATTAAGCCCCAGTGATCCTGATATAGAGTAAACCCATTAACACAGGCCAGGGATGGCCGCCTAATCAGAAAACACCATGCAAATTATACAGCAAGAAGAAACCCTAATGGAAAACAAAACAGATGCAGCTAGTGAACAGGAAGAGCTCGAATATCTGACAATTCAAATTGAAGATGAGGCTTTAAAGTTTAATAAATCAAGAATTGCCTTGGGTGAACTGTTTTATAAAGCCCGATTATTACATAAAAGTAAGGAGCATTTCGGGAAATGGCTAAATTATCATAATTATTTTGGTTTAAGTAAAAGTACGATATATAGATATCGTCAAGAATATGAAATATCTTATATCAATAATAACTTATCGGTATCGGTCAATTTGACCGATACCGATAACACATTGATTAATAAGGAGAAAAAAACTCCAGATACTACAGAGATTAATATTGATCTCTTTCCTAAGACTTCACGTGTTATATATGATCGGCTTTCTGAGGTTTATAAACAGAAAGCTCTTGATAAGTGGAAACAAGATAATAAAAAACCTAACTGGTATGAATTAGGAATTTTACGTAAAGAGCAATACAGCAAATTATTACCTGAAAAAGATAAGGATGAAGCTGAAGAACCAAATGAAGCCGAAGAGCCAAATGAGGCTGATGATCTTAATGAGATAGCCAAAACGTTTCTGGATTCTAAGATTGCCCTTTTGCCTAAAGCCAATCAAGCAGTCATTAATACCATTCTCAATGAGTATGTTTCTTTGCTGCAAAAAGATGTCAAAGAAGCCGTTAACAAGAATATTGAAAAAGAACGAACCTTTATAAAAAGCAAAGAAGAAAATTTAACGATCCGGGAAGAAAACTTCCGCCGAAGGGAAACAAAATTGTATTTGGTTGTTGATGAGGAAGAGTTAAAAACACTCAGGCGTTTTTGCCATCCTGATAAGTTCCCTGTAGATTTAAAGGATAAAGCGCACAGTGCTTCTTTGATTGTAAACAGGCTTATTGAAACTTACTCGAAATCTATATTGATTGATCAAGTAGCAAATGAAAAGAGAAAACTGGCTATTAAAAAGCGATGGGAAGAGATGCAACAGCGTAAAGGTTACATGTAGGGACAGGTCGCGACCTGTCCCTTCAAATGTTAAATTGTGTCCGGGATTATTGCGTCGATTGCGTTGACTGCATCCTGAACCGCTGTAACTGAGGCGGCCTGTTCTTCGGACAGTTCAACTTCAGACAATTGTTGGGTAAGCGCATCAATGGCTGCTTGCAGGTCTGCCAGTTTTGCAATGATTTCCTGGTCAATTTTGGTGAGTTGGTCTTTTATGGAGTTGTTTATAGTAAGCAAATCTTGGAGCTTCATGTTTATTTCTCTCTGTTGGGTTAATAATAATTTTAATTCTTCATGCTCTTGGTGGGTCATAAACAAGGATTTTAAACCCGCAATAATATTGCTAATCAAATTTTAATCCCCTGTTTAATAGTTTAAAATGTTGCAAGTAAAAAGTTCAGTATTGCCATTTTTCAATATGGCAGGGCCATTGTATTTGTATTGTTTAAATTCGGTGTGTAAGGATCGCTCCATTTCATAACAGTCTGTGCCATTTATAAAAGTTAGTTGTTGCAAAATAGTGGCTTTCCATCCTGGAAAAGGCGAAATTCCTTTTAGTCTTTTGTCTGCATTAATATTTGTAATGCCAACCTTCCAAAGTGAGCACTCATCGTCATGATCAAAACGTATATAGTAAAGTATTCCTGGTTTTGATTTTACAAAACCACGGATTGCTTCAAGCATATGCCCGCAAATTTCATCCATAATCCCTTTGTCAAGAGCAGATCCATAAGCACCCTGATTGGCACTTTCAAACTCTGAACGAGTATTATATTTTAAAGCTTCATCCGTTAACGATTCGATTGTGTGTGCTCTTTTTATTACAGGCATATGCCCACAAATTTCATCCATAATTCCTAAGATTAACGCAGATTGATAAGCACCTCCATTGGCTTTTTCAAAATCTTTGCGCTTATTATATTTTAAAGCCTCTATCGTTAAAGATTCTTTAGTATGCCTATTTCGTTGATCCATATGGTTGCAAATATCATCTAAAATTCCTTGTTTTACTGCTGCGTTATAAGCATTTATATTGGCTTTTACAAACTCGTAACGCTTATTATATTTTAAAGCTTCTAGCGTTAAAGATTCTATGGTATGCCCTCGTCTGTCCATATGAGCGCAAACTTTATCTAAAATACCTAATCTACATGCTTTAGTATATGAGGCACAATTGGCTAATCGATACTCTCGACGATGATTATATTTTAAAGCTTCGGACATCAAAGATTCGGGTGTATGTTTTTTTGTTGCCCATTGGCCTAAGTTAGCCACTCTCTTATTTTTAGCCATTGCATTTAACCATTATTGATGTATAATTGCATATAATTATACATCAATCATACATCAATGCAAGGCTAAATCATGCACAGACTTAATATAAATTTTCCGATTGAAGTGGTTAACCGCCTTAAGGCCATTGCCAATGGGCGTACACTTTCAGAAATGGTACGTGCGGCGGTGTTTTTCTACCTTGAACACTATGAAAAACATTAATTAATCCTGATTGCTGTATTTATGCCGTGCTAACAATCCGTTTTTGCAAAATAAAATAATGTCTGCTTGCCTGCCGGAATATTCAAAATTTCCCTGTTTTTTGCGGATATTCCAAAGATCGCTTTTAACTTCCTTGATGGCAGCGGCGGCAAGTTTGTCTTCATTACGTTTGCGGCGCTTTTCAGGATCTTGGTATCCGGGGTGGGTAATTGGATTGGTTTTTGCCCAGGCAACAAACAGGGTGCGATCATAGCCAATATTAGGCCGTCCGGTTTTGTCGTTATAGATTCGCACGGCAGGCGTGGGGATCAGGCCTTTCTTTTCCATATTAGCCAGGGCTTTGATACCGACGCCGAGCAGTTGTGAGCCTTCGACGCGGGTGATGTAGTTGATCAGGTCGCTCATGATTGTTCAGTTTTCTGTTCTTTCAATTCTTCCTGCAACATCCAAATTTTGTTACTGATTTGTTCTATTTCAACCGTAAGCCGGTCTATTTCAAACGTCGTTAGCGTTCGTTGCAATTTTAAATGTGCGGTTTTGTTTTTTAAATCGGTAATTTGTTCGTCGAGGGTCATTGTGTTTGCGCAACCTCGAATGTTTGCCAACAGGAATTATGGGTGTTGAAAATATCCATTAAATGATTGGCCTGATTTTCGGCATCGTTAAGGGCGTTGTGTTTGATGCCCTCCCGGCGGATTTTTATGTCCGGGTAAAGTGCTTTCAGGGTGCGATAACAGCGGTTGTTGTAATAATACCAGGGCAGGGCCATGCCCATTCTGGCATAGGTTGCATTGAGCAATACATTGTCAAAGTCAGAGCCGTTGCCCCACACCAGTAAGTCTTTTTTGTCGCCAAGGGTTTGGCACCAGGCGTTGAAACATTGCAGGGCTCTCACTAACGATAAGCCTTCAGAAGTTATTGCCCGGCGTGCGGCATCGTTTTGTACCAGCCACCAGAGCACGGTTGAGGCTTCCATAATGCCGCCGGAGTCCACACAAGAATCCAGATCGATGACTTCATAAAAGCGGCTTTCAATGCAGTCTTTGCCGAAGCTAACCGCGCCGATGGCAATAATCGCGGCATCGGGGCAAGTGCCCATTGTTTCCAAATCCAGCATAATGTTCTTCACGCTAAACTTCTAAAAACAGGGTGACAAAAATAGCGGCAAACGCCATTGCTATGAACAGGATAAACATTGTCAGGCAAACGGCGCATTGTATGAGATTCTGGAACCATTTTTTTATTCTCAAAATGTCACTCGAAGCACGAAATCGTCTGATAACTATATGTAATCATCAAAATCGTCCTCGTTTTTTTGATCCTGATACATGAGGATTTGACCAATGCCATGAAACAAGTAAACGACAACACCGGCAATCAGGATTGCGAAAAAGACGGTGATCAGTAGGATTGGAATGCTCATTTTTTTTTAACAATGCGTTGGACGGTTTTTTCAGCCAGTCGATAGCGGCTAGCCAGTTGTTCGATAGTTGCGCCGGATTTAAAAAGGCAGTTCATTTCCTGATTGCGTTCGGTGTAATCGTTGTGAGGTATGTATAAACGTTCGCCGCCCAGGTTTCTGATTAACGCATAAACAATTGCTGTTGCCTGTTGTTCATCGTGGCAAACAGCGGCTACTATGCGGCGCATTTCAATTATGATTCCGGTCATTTATTCGATGCTTGCCCGGCACTAGGTAGGCGGCAAGGCGCTGACGGGTTCATAGTGTTCATAATTGGCGGCGCAACCGGAGAGTATTGATAGTAATAAAAATACGAATTTCACAATAACTCTGAATTCTGTTTAGGTTTTTTCAATGGTTTGGGCGTGGGTGTCGGGTTCCAAGTTTCCAGTTCGGCATTACGATCAGCGGTCGTCAATGTATGGCCGTATTTTTCCAGTAATTCATCCCACTTGGCTTTCGTGTGCAGGTGCAAACGCAATTCCTGATGATGAGCAGCGGCGTAGGAATAAACCCAGGTGTCCAGGTGTTCATTCCTAATCCCTCGCTTTTTGATAAAGCGGTTCGCGCGTGGGTCGAATGTTTCAGACGTTATACCCTGAAAATAGTCCGGTTGCAAATCCGAGCTAAAATGCACCCTGCGCTCGTCTACGGTTTTCTCATGATCGGTTGCGAGACGGCCAAACAGGACGTTTTTTATCGCTACGGTGCCGACGTGTTGGATGTACACGCCTTTCTTGATAATTTGCCCCCGCCAGTTAATATCTTGCGCTTTGGGTTTGGATAACACCGGGGCATTGTTGGGAATCGCGCCAAAAATGACCATAGGGCGACGAATGTGCCTGCGCCTTACATAATCCTTAACTGCTTCGGTTCTGTGGCCGCCTGCATCGATGGCGGTGGCTTCAATGGGCATCTTGTGGCCGTTGACGTGCAGGATTGGCCGGTTAAGTAAATCGGTTAATGCCACCCAGACGGCATCGTCGGCAGGATCGCCCATCAGTTCGACATAATCGATCGTCCAGGCGGCCATGCCTTTACCCCATCCGGTAATGTGGACGGCCAGCCGGTTGTCTTGGGTGTCAACGCCTGCCGTGATCACGCACACGCCCACGGGGGCAGTACGTAAGGCATACGGTTCAACACGGTCGGCGATGACATTCATTTTAACCGCACGCATGGCGGGGTCTTCCCAGGTGATCGCCAGGCGTGAGTTAAGAAAACTTTTTAGGCGAGCCAGGTCGTTGTAGGCTTGCAGCCACATTTCAACGAGGGTTGCCCAACGTGGCCCAAGGCCGATTTGATAATACAGGGCGTTGATGTGATAGCCGCGCAGTTTGGGGCCGGGATTGGTGGCTATCCAGCGGCCTTTCTTGATCATCTCGGTTTTGTGGTGTTCTTCAATCTCACACGCACATTCGGGACAAACGTACCGGGCATCATGGCCATTTGAGCCTTCGCTCCAATGCAGGCCCGACCATTCAAACAGGATTTCAGAGTTGCAATGCGGGCAGGGCATAAAATATTTGCGCTGGTCGGATTTCTCGTAGAGTTCATCGGTGCGGCAAATGCCTTTAACGCCGGGGGATGAAATGTATAAGCGTTTGTAGGTTGCCGGGAAGGCGCTGGTTCTGTCTTCCAAAAGCATGAGCGGGTCATCGCCTGTAACCAGATTACCGGCAAATTCGGTTAGTTCGTCTACGATCAGGAATTTAACGGAGGTGGATTTAAGGCGGCTTGGTGAACCTGCATGTTCTAAGTAAAGTTGCCCGCCGATAAAATCCTTGAATTCTTTGGTGTTGGCTGAGTTTCGGGAGTTTTGCGAGGTTAAGACTTCCTGGACTGCGGGGGTTTCTTCGATACATGGATTAAGACGCTGGTTTATCCACTTATTCATCCCGACTTCGCCAGGCAGGCAGACCATAACAGGGCCGGAGCCGTAGGCCATAAAGTAAGCTAAAGCATTTATAGCAACACTTGTATTATGGGTCGGTATCATCGCCCGTCCAGCTAGAAACAAATGATTGTATGAATCAACAGATATACAACGTGTTGGCACTGATTCAATTAAATCAACTGCAATTATACGTCGGCGTGTAGATGCTGAAGATCGTCGGCCTTCACGTTCGGGCTGTCTAATTAATTTACGAGGTAATGTAAATATTGGTTTATCTGAATAAGCAAGAAAACGAATGCGATATTGATCTTTCGCTGCCGTTTTTTGTAGTTTCATGTGAGGTTTAAAGCCCAATGATCTAATTAATTCAATTATCCCTAAAGCTAATTCTGGAAATACAGAGGCAATTTCAGAATTTCCATTTTTATCAATTGACCCATCAGTGTCCATTAAACCATGCAATAAACTTAACCGCTGCTTGATAGATGAACGTAAATAGATGGCTGGAATGTGCTTATTATTTAATAAATTATTAGCATTAAGTTGCCAATGAAAAGATTGATTAATAACGGGATCAACATCGATGCCGTATTTATATTTTTTGTGAAATTGCCGTCTACACTCCGAACATAAATTAAAAGGTTTTTTCTTATTAATTCTTATTTTTACGCCTGTTTCAGATAACACATGACCGCGCAAGCATATTCCACTTCTCGAACCACGTGGATCAATCATGACATTGGTGGCTAATGTTCCTAGAAGTTCATAATGTTTAAGTTTTCTTATTTCGCAATAATAACCAGCCTCTTCTATTCTTGAAACAATGTGATTTACGTCCAAATCATACAAGGTTAATTGAGCGCCGTAAGAGTTCCCGTCACCTAACCACGCACCCAAGGTATATGGATCAATGGGTAAATCTATATCCGGTAAATCAAGAGCGCCTGTAACTGGAATAGCATAAAAATTATGTTTTCTGAATTTAAAATCACCTGCAATTTCCTGAGTTGTTTTTTTAATTCCATATTCAATTCGATG